CGAGAATCTCTTTCTTACTGGGTTTCACAGCACTATCGGAACCAGGACTATAAGGTGATCTTCCCAATAACCTGTTTACTCTCTCTTCGGTAGAAATCTGTTTGTCTTTTTTAAGCCATCTGTAAACCAATGCCAGTCCTACAAGCGGCTTTAATATTTTGCCAATCCCATCTTTAAAAAATCTCTTTACACTTCCGTCTGCTGCTGAAGGCTTGTCAATAATTTCTCTGTCCACGTCAATTTCATCAAGCTTCTTTTTTAATGCATCCAAAGAATCATCATCACCGCCTTCAATATTCAAAGCTTCCAGATCATTTTTTAAATCTTCAATGGTCTTTTCGTTGTCTTCATCTGATGGCGGGAAAGGGGAGCCGGAGCTCTCTGATCCTTCAGGAGGCGAAGCAAAAGGATTTTCCTCTCCCGCCGGAACTTCTTCCTTTGCACTCTCAATGTCTTCTTCTGTAATATTGGTAAATCTACCGGACACTCTGGAACTCTGTAACAATTCCTTCATACCAATCTTCTTGGTGATTAACCCAGCGCCATAAGCAGATGCAATGGTGGTTGCATCGGTAGAGGCAATCTGACCCTTTTCTGTATCGGATAACTGCCAAAGAGAATTGAACTCGAACTCAAAATCTTTTGGTAAGGGTTTTCCCAACACCGACCGACCGACCACATCAAACAATTTTACCAGTGCTGCTCTCATCTGTGATTCTTGCAGTTTATTGATGTGGTCATAATAATTTCTCAAATCAGACTCTCCGGTAGAACTTAATCCAGCGGGGGACTGACCGAATAATCTTACAAGGGGAATACCGGTTGCTCCTGAAATCTGTTCTCCAAACTGCATCAATACATCACTGATGCCAGAAAAACTATAAGGATGAACTTCAAACTTATCATCTCCATCCAACACCGTCAAGCCTTCAAGTGTCTGCAATAATCGGATGTAGTTAAACTGCTTGACCACCGCTGATTCTGTTGCACCGCCCAATGCCAGTGCCTCACGGAAGCCCTTTACCTGAATCGTCCGCAGATGGGCTTTGTGCAATAACTGTGAAGCTCCCTGTGTAGCTGAATCAAAAGCAATCAGTCGGTCATACATTCTCTCTACAACCGACAAGCCCCAAAGGTTTTCCGCCAACCGCTGATGATAGGGTAGCTCAATACCATCAAATCTTATTACTCTTGAATAATGAACTCTCTGTCCCGACAAAGCAGGCATACCCGGAAGGATTCTGTAATACTTCGGCTTGCCCATGCTTGGGCCAATCTCTGTTACCAGATCATCAAAAGAAGGGTCGAGCATCCATCTATCAAATACAACAAGACCTTTAAACCTTCCCTTGCCGATCGCATTTATATTTAATGGCTTTTCGTAATCAGCTCCTTCCGTCAATATGACCGCAATAGCGCCACCATACAATCTTGCCCATTTGATGGTATTGGCCAATTCATGCCAGATATTCAAACCGGTAAAGGTAGACTGAATCAGTTTTACATCTTCCGGCGGCAACTTTGAATTAATGGTTGCTCCTTCTCTGGTCATGTCTTCAGCAACCGTATCCACCACCTGACCGACCAGCCATGAACTTCTGTATGCCGCTTCAAGAGCAATACGATTTCTGGTTACAAAAGGTGATAATGAATATTGGCTGTAGCTTTGAAGGTTCTGCGTATTTGTCCCAAGCTTCGCCAAGAAGTTTGTAAATGAATCACCTGTGTTTAAATCAAAGGTCTGTTTTTTAGACATTTCTTGTCATTGCCTCAATCCATACAAAACTAAAATAAAATACACCAAAGACCGCCCCTACAAGTATGATAAATGGAAAAGCAAATATTGCAAGTATAATCTTCAGCACAAATTCAATCATTTTACCATCGCCCCAATTCTACCGACTGTTTTCATCTTTTCCTTAAATTCATAAAAAGGCATGGCTGTTATTTTACCAATAAAATCTTGAGTCGAATAATGAGCAAGATAACCGTCTCTTGCGGAATTTAAATCTCTAAATCCCAACATCACCTTATCTTCGTCGTACAAACCATCTGGTCTTAACTGGTGGATGATGTAAACATTTTCAGACTCCCAGTAATCACCAATAAAGCAATCAATCTCATCACCATCTTTTCCCATGGTGTCGCAGATAAAACCATAAGGATAGTAAAATCTGACCTTCCACGGTTCGCCCTTCTTATTAACGCCTTCACGAACCGAGCCGACCTTTTGCTCTATCCTGATGTTTAATCCACGGAAATTGATTCTATGCATTTATTCACTCTTTTTCTTTTTCTTATCAGACTTTTTTGTGGGAAGAATTTCCGTCACAGTTTCATTGGGTTCAGTTGAAAAGGAAACCTCTACTTTATTTTCCTTCTGTCCATTACCGACGGTCACAATAGTAGACTCGGTAATGGTAACGGTTCTACGAATAACCTTTTTAGGCCGGTTCTTTCTTTCAGCAATGGCGGTTTTGCTCTTCAATACGCTTTTTCTTAACGGTTGTCTTGTCGATGCCATAATTTTATTTCTTCTCCTTCTGAATTAATCCGTCCCGGTGATGAGGAGGGGAATATAGGCTGTAAAGCTTCAATGGCTTATTGGAATCGTTGATGATGTTATGGACTCTTCCTGATTTGATCAGGATAGAAGAACCATCTTTTATATTTATCTCCCTACCATCCACAATTGCCTTTCCTTTCCCCTCCTCAATCCGGAAAAATTGATCTGTTGTCGGGTGAACCTCTTCACCAATATCTTCTCCCGGCTTTATGCACATTACCACCAACTGCATCCTTTCTGCTGTAAATAATACCTTTCTGAAATAATCGTTTGCCTTTGTTTCCTTTTCTATATCTCTGATGTCATGCGTTTCATCAGGATCAAGAGTGTCAAAAGTGCCACCAGCTTTCTTCAACACTTCCTCGGCATCTTTCTTTTCCCAATACTTATCAATCTGCCTCTTTACATCATCAAGTAATCCTTCATACTGTTCCGTTTCCTTAACAGCGGTAAATTTAGCAGGACCTTTCCCAGATTTATACAACTGAAAGCCTTTATAAATCTGGTCAACAGTTCTGCCCTCCTTCATTATGATTCTGCCATTAACGATGTCTCTGATGTCCTGTGTTAACATTTCATCTTCTCTCCTTTACGGAATTAATTGGGCCAGAAAATCGGTCTGAATCATCTTCTCTGTTCTGTCTATAATAACCTTCTGACTGTTTGCCGATGTTACCTTCCTGATTATTCCCGTCTTGTCTATATCAACCGTGCTTAAAACAATCACCGGTATCTTTACTCTTCCCGGCTTCAACGGATATTGTCCCGGTTTTAAATGACTCATAACATTCTTCCCATTTCGCAGTTCATTAGACCTGCCTCAACATGAGTAGCTGCAATAAAATGTTCTTTACAGAAAAAATATTCGCCCTTTACCCAATTACTGCTCATTTATCCCCCTACCACAGCAACCCAGTCAATTCCAGTTCCACGAATCAAATCTTCCAGACTATAACGAATAGCATCAATACAATGGTCAAATCCTTCTGCTAATATTGGCAACACCTCTTCTGTTTTCTTGTCTATTTTGTAAGAGTAATGTTCAAATTCATCTTTTGTATGATGGCATCTTTTGTGGATATGAATCTTTTCAAACTTACGCATGAACTCCAATCCGTCTCTGACAAATCCCGCCTTGGTTGTTGCTGTCTTTACACAGCCCACTATCGGAAAACCTTTCTTTCGCATAAAAGAAATGGTTTCTGGTCTGGAATTGTCGGCAACAATTTTGGTAAATCTGCTTCCCGGGATTGAATCAAACAATTGTGGTAACTCTTCTAACTCCACACCCACCCCATAGGCTTCGTAATCAATAAACAAATCATTGCCGACAATATAGTTGCGGATCAGTGTTGTGGCATCGTTGCTGAATCCCCAATCCGCTCCCAGTCTGTATTTTACTTTATCAGGACTTTCAAAATCCTCAACAACAAACTTATCTTTAAACACTAGAGCATTGCTGATTGAATGCGGCAATCCTTCCCAAATGTGATTGTAAGCATCAATATCTACCTGCTTACAATATTCCATTTCTTTCCTCAATGTATTTGGGAAAAATGGATTGTCTCTAAAAGTTAAAAGTTTAGAGACACAATCATCAGGTTTGTTGATTACAAATCTTTGGTAAGTAGGATCAGTCTTGGCCCCAGTATTCCAACTTAACCATATCTCGGAATTTTCTTTCCGGATAGTCGGTATCAAGAATCGCCAACTTTCTTCTGATACGCTTTGCGCTTCTTCCAGCCAGACAATATCTATTCCTTCAATCGACTTTATTTCCAATGGATGTTGTAGCCCCTTGAAGATAAATTCAGAACCGACATTGCTGATAATTTCTGTCTTGGTGATGTTATAGTATGGAGTAAGATTTAAAAGTTCTATTTGATCAGATAGGGTTTTATGAACTGAATCTTTAATACTGTTTTGATATTCTCTGGTGCATAGGATTCTTTTCTTTTGATAAGATGCTAGTGTTGCCAACACTCTTGCAAATGACCACGACCTTCCCGCACCTCTTCCACCATAAGCGGATTTATACCGGTGTGGTTCCAACAGAAATTGAAATGCTTTGGGAATATCTATAGTGACTTCACCGGTCATTCTTTTTCTTCCTCTTCTCCTACGAAATTAAATACCACCTTTGTGGGCACTGCTGGTATTAAATCTTTTCCTTCTGCTCCGGTCAACTGAACTCTATCCGAATACTTTCTGGGCAATAAATGCGCTGCTAACCATTTCCTGCTTTCCACTCTTAATGCACTTCTTTTGATATGATCGAAATCTGTTTTTGTTTCCATTTTCCCAGTCTTTGGGTTTATGGTTTCATAAGTATCATTCTCTCCGTTATCTGCAATATCTTTTATTTCATCGGCCATGACTTCCGCTTGGATTTCTCTGGCTTGTGAATAGGACTTTAAAAAATCTTCATTGTAAGCGTTGTTTAATTTATTTAACCAATTAAAAACAGTTGGTAAACATGGCATCCCTTCTTCTTTACAAATCGAAGTAATTGTTCTGCCCTTCATGATTTCTTGACAGATGTATTTTCCTACCTTGTCGGTATAAGAGCTTGGTCTGCCGACTTTGTTTTTTGGTTGATCTTTGATTCTTTTCTTTTTGACCATGACCCTTTTCCCCTTTTGAAAAAAACATCCCTATATATAGGGTGATTTTAAAGCGATTTTCTTGATACTTTTTGCATTATTTTTTAAAAATACCAATGATTTTGATATGTTAAGCATGAAAATATTTTTACCATACCCTGAAATTGCTTTAAAAAAACCGCAATAATCTCTTAACTCATTGATTTTATTATACTATACCGGGAATATATAGCATATATACTGCTAACCTATTGATTTTATTATTAAAAAAAAATCAATATTTTTATAGAAACTTATTGATTTTTCCCCTGAACTATACTATAAATAATCAACATATATGATCTTTCATAATTGAATATCGGTTGAGGTTGTCAGGGCGGTGTCCGAGCCAAGACCGAAAGCGAACCCACGCAGTGCTTGAATGGACGGAATCAATGTCGGGCGCGAGTAGTAAATGCCCCACCCGGATCA